CCAAACTTCACGTAGGACAAGTCATTCATGTTCATGGCTTTTTCCCAAATATCTCATCCCGCATGAGGATGTAAATGCGAAAAACAGTGAACACAAGAGTCGCCCACAACACCGCATCCGACAGGGTGAAATGCCCGAGGATAGTCCCCACCCAAATAATGATGAGGTCTGTGAAAGAGGGGTTGCTGGTGTCTTGTTCCATATCAGACTGCGTAATAAGGTATCTTGACTGTTGTTCCGTTGAGCAATATGGAAATGTAACCAGCCGGAACTAGCGGCAGACTGGATGTTGCAAAAGTAGCAGACGCAGCGGTTGTCGCGGACAAGTTGGCTCCAGCAAGGGTCACGTTGCCCAAGGTGGTCACAGTTGCACCTAGCGTGACTACTGTGTTGCCAATAGTGGCGCTGGCGTTCTGAAGGTTGGCGTTGGTAACGGCAATGGCTACGTTGGCTGCACTGGTAATCTGCCCCTGGGCGTTGACCGTAATCTGGCTAACAATGGCGGCATTCCCGTAAGTAGCGGCGGTAACAGCGGTGTTGGCAAGCGAGATAGTGCCTGTGGTGGTGATAGGGCCACCCGTCAAGCCTGTGCCTGTTGCTATGTTGGTAACTGTTCCTCCGCTACCTCCTGCTGAACTTACGGTCTTTAACATGATTACATCCCATCTCCAGGGGTTATATACACCGCTGCGGTACTGCTGCCAGTAATGCCAGTGAAGTAAGCATTAGGGACAAACGACAGAATCTCATCTGTGCCAGGAAGCAGCGGGTAAGCAGGGCCAGTGCTGGTCACGACAACCGCGCTGTTAGTAGCGTCACCAGACGTAACGCCGTACCCCAAAAACACAGTGACGCTACCGCTGTTGATGATTCGGTACTGGTTGCCGCCAAGGGTAGTAGATAGGGCTTGCACGGGCGAGGGTGCGCTGGTAGCAGCGGTAAACACCACCGTATTGCCTGTTCTAGTAAATGCGTTGGTACTCATGCTTGCACCCAAGAAATAGTTGACTCATCCCATGTGTATAACCCGTCAGTAGGCATTGCAACAGGCGCTGTCCACTGGCAAGTGTCTTCTACCAATGTCCAACTTGAAAATGGTTGTGGAGGAATGAACGCATTCCGGCCTTCATCGTAGGTGTAACCGATTCCAGCGTAGTTCTTGCGGATGCGCCCGTTGTAGCTAGTCTGTTTCCAATCGCCACCAAACAGGCGCTCACAAAAAGCCGCACCAATGTACTCTTTCTCTGTGCCGTGTGCGTCAGCGGTGTCTTCATTGCCCACCACAATCACTTGCGTGACGATGCCGTTTTCAATCTTTGCAAAATGTGCCATTACATCTCCAATCAATTCAACTTGAGGATAACAATACCGGAACCGCCAGCCAAAGATGGGCCACCTGGACCACCGCCTCCGCTACCGCCACCCGTATTTGCTGCTCCAGCAGTACCGGAGGTAATTAAATTTCCGGCTAGATTAAACACGCCACCATTGCCGCCGCCGCCCAAGCCACCAGTACCAGCCGTTCCTACATTACTTGTACCGCCACCACCGCCACCGCCGTAATAGGTTGTTGTGCCAGAGATACTGGAAGAAACGCCAATGCCACCGTTTCCTCCTGGGCTGCTTGTATTTGCGGGACTACCGCCAATCGCGCCAGCACCGCCACCACCGCCAGAGGGGTAGTTGCCTGACGCACCGGGGGAATTTCCACCAGCAAAACCTTGGCCTGAAGTGCCAGCAGCGCCAGTTAAATTTGCTGTCGTTGAGCCACCACCTCCACCGCTGCCTCCGGTAGTTGGAACGCCAGCACCACCGCCACCAGCGCCGCCGCCGCCGCCGCCAGTAGCAGTAACAGAAGAAAAAACAGAGTTATTTCCTGAGTTTCCAGACCCAGTAGAACCAGCAGCGCCGCCTGCGCCTACTGTTACTGTATAGGTTGTTCCGGCAGTTACTGATAATGCTGTACCAGTAAGAACCCCACCAGCGCCGCCGCCACCCGCTGTGCCAGCACCGCCCGTTCCACCACCCGCTACCACCAGGTAGTCAACGGTAGAGATGCCTGCTGGTGCTTTCCATGTCGCAGTAGACAGGAATTGAATAGCAGTGCCTTTTGGCACGGTGTAGGACAAGATGACAATGCCGGAACCGCCTGTTGCTCCAGCAGGGCCGTTCCATGCGCCGCCGCCGCCACCGCCCGTGTTAGCTGTACCAGCGGTTGGAGTTGCAGTATTTACCCCGCCCGCACCACCTCCACCTGTGCCGCCAGTTCCAGCAGTACCCGTGTTTTGTGCGCTACCACCGCCGCCTCCAGCGTAAGTTACGCTTGAGCCAGAAATGCTACTTGCAGAACCATTGCCACCGTTTCCGGCAACATTTACAACAGCATTTCCACCTACGGCACTTGCCCCGCCACCGCCGCCGCTTGCTGCTGCTGATGCTGTTCCACCAGCACTTCCTTGCCCGCTTGTGCCTGTTCCTCCAGCAGCATTGGTTGCGCCACCACCACCGCCAGAACCACCATTGCCTCCAGTGATGCCACCAGCGCCGCCGTCCCAACATCCACCACCACCACCGCCTGTAGATGTGATGCTGCTAAAAATGGAGTCCCCACCAGCAACACCTCTGCCTGATACTCCCGATGCGGCATTACCCCCAGCACCGCCTGCCCCTACAGTTACCGCATAAGTAGTGCCTGCCGTTACAGATAAAGAAGTTCCCGTCCTATAACCACCAGCACCACCGCCTGCGCCATTGTTATATCCACCACCGCCAGCGCCGCCAGCCACAACAAGATAGTCCACAGCGGTAACACCAGCAGGGCATTTCCATGAGCCGGATGCAAGAAACTGCTCAATGACTAAGTAGCCTCCCGCGCTGCGGGTGATGAAGAAGTTTTTAGACGCAAACATTATGCAAACGCCTGTGCTGCATTGCCGTACCAGTTAGTGCCGTTGGAGACAAAGCTCAAAATGTCCACTGCTGACGCTGTTGCCGTGATGGTCGGCGCAGTGCCCGCAGGCCACTTCACGCTTGTGAATGTTGCGGTTGTCATGCCGGACGATGCTTGCGTCAGAATCAAGATAAACGATTTGCCTGCCACCGCTGTGGGCATGGTGAACGTGCAAGGTGTAGATGCCGTCAATGTTGCGGTCAACACAGTGCCTGTTGCCAATGACAAAGTGCTAGACGCACCTACTGTGCCCACTGCTTGCAGGGTTTCTACGTAGTTGGTGACCGTCACATTGGCGGTGGTGAGGTTTCCCAAGCTAGTAGCAGTGTTACCAAGAGCAACAGTTGTGTTACCCAATGTCACCGAGCTATTTGCCAGCAAGTTGTTGGGAAAGGCCGTGCCCGCGCTGCTGATAGTGACGTTAGCCAACGTCATGTTGTTAAGCGTGGTAACGGTGTTTCCTAGCTGGATAGCCGTGTTGCCCAGCGTGATGGGTGTAGCAAAATTGGCATCTAGGTTAGACAGCGGAATAGCCGCTGTAGCCGTACCAAAAATATTAGGAACTGCCATTTAGAACCTCACTCTCAATTCATGTTCAAACTCAAACGTGTTGTACACAAAACCAGCACTGTTACTGGTAATGGTCAATCCCAAGTACTTACCGTACTGCTGCGCGTCACTCTTGTACAAGGCATAGCCGTTGGAAACTAGCCAGCCAATAGGGGCATTGCTGTTGTTTTTCCAGGTTATGGTGGTGAAGCTATTGTTATACCAAGTGACTGCGTTGTCTAGTGTGTAAATAGGGCTAGAGCCAGCCTCGCTATCCACCGTGACAAACAGGCTGGAAGCGTTGGTCAGAGTAGCCTCAATGCCAAACTTTAGTGCTTGCTTGGTGCGGATGCTGTCACCCATAGGCATCAAGGCCGTGCGGATGGTGCTGGCAACATTGCCTGTGGCGTTGCCGTACAGCTTGTACAGGTCAGTGCCTGTAGTCCCGTAGAGGTTAATCACCCCGCCAAATGGAACAGAAGTGACGAATGTCAAAGCACCTTGGCTGGTGATAAACCACTTCTTCTCAAAGAACACCGCCTGGATAGGTCTTGCAGAGGAGAGCGGGTCTTTGTAAGTAAAAGAGAACGCCGCACACAGGATGCTGTTAAGCAGGACTTGCCCGCCTGTGACAGGTTTGGTGAAGTCAATAAACGGGAAGATGCCATCCAGTTGGTCAGAAATCTTGCTGGTGGTAGAGCCAACCAAGGCGTACATCCCGTAGTCGTTCATGAACAGGACAGAACGGAAGTACGGAAAGATGCCGTACACCCGCTTAGTACCGATACTGGCGCTGACGTTGGTGTTGGTGAACAGGGTTATGCCCGTGCTGGATACCCGCAAGTCAGAAAATACGTTGATGCTGTCATCACCAAAGATGTACAGGAAGTTGTTGGCAGACAGCAAAGCCTGGATATTGCCGTGCAGAGTGGAATCTGTGATGGCAAAAGACCCCGCAGACACAGATGTAAAGTCGCTGATGCTGGTGGCGGCAGAGTAGTAGACCGTCCTGCCAGCAGCTACCCATGCTCTGCCAGAGAAAGTAGCAACATCCACAACCTTGTCTACGTTGACAAAAGCTGTGGCGGTTGCACCCGTGCCTGGTGTGCCGCTGCTGTCGGTGATGACCACCGTCACGTTGGATGCAGCGGTGTAACCAGCCCCTGCGTTGGTCATGATGACCTGGGTAATCTGACCGCCGGACACAATAGCGTTGCCTATGGCCCGTGTTGTGTAGCCAGTAGCGTCACCAATAGTCACAGTGACATTGGAAGAGTTGGAGTAGCCAGTGCCAAATGTGTTCATCACCACAGACACCGTGCCTGTCTTGAACGTAACCAGAGAAGCCACCGCTGTGGCACTGGTAGTGGCTCCACCGCCTGTAATAGTCACTGTAGGTGCGGCTGTGTAGCCTTGACCGCCGTTGGTAAGGGTAATGGCAGTAACAACACCAGAACCGACAGTAACAGTAGCCGTTGCTTGTACATTGCCGCCCGTCTCTTGTGGGGCAGAAATGGTAATGCTGGGTGTGCTGGTGTAGCCTGCGCCAGCGTTTCTGATACCAATAGCGCCTACAGAACCAATGCTGGACAGATTGCCGCCATCCCAAGAAAACAAGCCTTTGTCAGGGTCGCCAATGATGACCTTCTGGTTTTTGAACTGAGCGGTGGTTACGCCTGTTGAAGAAAACGTGCCCGCAGCAGCAATGTTGCCAGTTGTAGAAGCAGTGACGTTGAAATATTGCGCTGCACCATTTGATTGAAAACCAATTACATAGTCGCTGACATCTATGTTGGCAGAAACAAGCGCGGTCACCGTGTTGCCAAAAACAACGGCAGCATTTCCAGAATCTCTGACTGTGGCTTGAGATGGGGTGACTTTGATGTTGCCAGCACCGATAGGCATGGCGTTTTCTATCCAGGCGAACTCATCCTCTTTAATAGCCGTTCTGTTGGCTTTGGTGTTAAGAGTGGTGAAATTCTTAACAACAGCATAAGACTTTTTTTGCTCTGCTGCTGCCATGATTAGTACGGGCTAGAGTAAGGGTCTGGAATGCGGCGCGTGAAGACAGAGTTCTGAACAGAATTAACCTGTTTCATGTACTCTTGCTTGTAAATTTCCGCTTCGCCGTAGCTCTGTTCTTTGTACTTGGCCTTGTAGGCTGCGTAGAAGGGCACAGGAGAGGTGTACGGGGAAACGATGGTGTCAACCGCATCAGGAGCGGCAGTTGTTAATGCTGTGGGCATGACAACCGTATCTATCTCTATAGCGTAGCTTTGGTCTGGTATGGGCGCTATGTATATCTGCCCTTGACCATAGATTGAGAAGCAGACAGGTCTTCCAACATAGTTCTGCCAGTACCGTAGCTGGGCATTGAAATTAGTCCAGGGCAAGTAACGCAAAGGTATGCGGCTGTTGCCCCAGTAAACATTGACATTCATAACATCCAGCGTGTACTGCCCGTTAGGCAGAGCCGCATAGGCAATTATTTCCGCAGGGCCGGAGTACTGCAAAGTTGCTGTGCCGTTGGTGAACGGAGTAGACGGCGGGAAAGTGGCGTAAGCGGCTGGGTACGGCGGTGGAGTGGTGTCAGTAGTTCCGCTGACCGTTACTTCATAAATGAAGATGTTAGAGAACAGGTAGTCTCCAGCAGTAACAGGCGTACTTGCTGCCCAAGCAGTAGCTACATTGCCACTGGTAGAAATCGGGGTTTGGGTAATTTGAAGGGTACGCAAGCACCCTGTATCTCTAACTACACGCTCACGGGCACTGTTGATGTAGTCCGTTAGTTCAGCATCATCCCAGAAGACACCATTGGCATCGTGCAGGAGCCGCCGGACTTCCGATATGTAGGAAGTAAGTGTTGCCATGTTGCTTCCATTTTATGCTGCCCTTTGCGTAACTTTTCCCCCTACGGATTTTTCAATCCGCAGAGGTACTACGCTAACCGCC